TTAGGAGATTATTTTTTTAAATTCATCTAATTCCATCATTTTTTTCGGTTTTTCTATTTTTAATGTTTTTAATATGGCTTTTTGAAAATCGTTTAAATTGGCTCTTAATGCAAATAATTTGTCTTTTAATCTTATTTCAGAGTATTCCATTTTTTTTATAGCTTCTCTTATTTTTTCATGAGAGTATTCAATATTATTTTTTTCCAGTTCTAATTCTAATGTTCTTTGAATTATGTAAGATATGAAACTCATTACAATATGTCCTTTTATTCTTTTCGGTGTCCAATGAAATACCGGTCTTGTTTCAAGATAATTTTTTAATGTTCTGAATGTTTCTTCTACTTTCCATAATGTATGATATTGTTCTAATATTTCTTTTGGAGATAGTTTTGTGTTTGTTATTATTCCATAGTATCCATCGTATTTTTCATCATTTTCTATTTTTTCTATGTCCAATATATAATTTTGTTTGTTCTGTTCTTTTAAATATTTTTTCGCTCCTCTTTTACTTTTTGAATCTATATTTCCTTCTTCTAACATTTTTTTCGCTTTTTCTATTAATCGTAGTCTATCTGCTCTGTCTTTTTTGGCTCTTTCTTCTGAATATATTATGAGTAATCTTTTATTTTCATATTCTACTTCTCTATATTTTATTCCTTTTGCTATTTCTATGAATTCTCCTTCAAATATATTTACTTTTTTTAACTGTTTTATTGATTTTCCTACTATGAATTCATAATTAGAATTTTCTACTACTTCTATATTTTTTTACTCATCATTCCTCTATCTGCTACTACTATTACTTTTCCTAATTGATATTCTTTTTTCATTTTTTCTATTGAATCTTTAAATGTATGCCCTTCAAATGTATTTCCTGCATATATATCAAAACTAACTGGCATTCTATCCTGATCTATTGACATCCCTAATACTACTTGCGACTCATTAAATTTCTTATCCTTTGAATATCCCATTTGTAATATTTCATTTGTTTGTTGTGTTTCAAACGCTAATGTTGTTACATCGTAAAATACTAAATCTACCGTTGTATTAAACAAACTTATCCTTTGATTATACATATGTTTTTCTATCGACTCTTTATTATCTGCTAATATATCCAATGTTCTGTATAACCAGTGCAACATTACATCTTTTTCTTCCAGGTCTTTTTCTTTTTTAACTTCCACTTTGTTATATCCAAAATACTCTAAATTATTAAATATTCCCAATTTACTCTTCGGTTCTACTATTCTATTCATCACCATTATTTTTAACATTTCTTCTGCATTGTATTTTATTTCTTTATCCAGTCTTTCAAAATATCTTTTCATCTCATATCTTTCAAATATCTTATTTACTATTACTTTGGCTCCGTAATTTCTTCTTGCTATTTCTTCCATTAAATCATCTTCTATTTTTTCATATTCATCTATTTCAAATATTTTAAAAAGACTATCTACAAGTTTTGTTATATCTTTTTTACTATACTTATCTATATTTCCAAAATTTATTACTGTATGCTGTTTCACTTTTCCATTTTCTCTTTTGCTTTCCATTATCCTTAAATATCTTTTTCCTTTCACTTTTGATATTTTAGGATACATTTTAAAACATCTCCTTTCAGTGGTTGTCATATATATTATACCACCAAAAGGACTAATATATTACTAATTATAGTTAATTCTCTGTAACAAAAGTTAGCCACACAATTTTTCGACTTCCTGAAAAATACACGCCTCAAACCCGCATTCTACCGTTCCATTTCCCTTAAAATCGCCAAATTGCTGTCAAAGGCAGGATATTAATTACTTCTTCTTCGTGTTTCTTTAAACTATATTGCAAAAGTTTTATATCGTTACTTATATCTTTTATTCTATTCTTTATTTTTTCAGTATTCAAACCAGCTTCTATTGCATCCATAAAACTTTCTTCTAATCTTTCTTTTCTCTTTTTCAACTTCGAAATTTCGTTTTTTATTTCATTAATTTTGGTTTTATTATTTTTATACTTAATAGAATTTATAGAATTGATTTTTTTTATTAAATCAGAAATTTCAATTTTTTCAAATACATCATTTAATAAAAAATCAATTACGAAACTTTCCACTTTTTCACGAGAAATAGAAATAAAATGATCATGTTTTTCATGATTTGTTATTTTCTTCTTCCAACTTGAACATACATATCTTGGGTACCTTCCACCAAATGCTATCATCTTTTCTCCACAAACTCCACAATATAATAAATTTTTTAATAAATATTTATGTTTTTTCTTTTTAACCCTGTTCCTCTTTTTCATTTTTTCTTGTACTTTATCCCATAATTCTTTTGATACTATTGCAGGAATAGCATTTTCTACTATTACAGCATCATCTCTTTTTATATGAGAAGTTCTATGATTACCCCTTGCCCAAACATATGTACCTTTATATTTTGGATTGTGTAAAATATCATAGATTGTGCTATAAGACCATTTTCCACCTTTTCTAGTTACAAAACCATGATTATTTAAATATTCTTCTATTTTTAAAGTTGAATAATCTTTTTCCGCTAATTCAAACATTAGTTTAACTACTTCAGCTTCTTTTTCATTTATAACATATTGTTTTCTAGGTATTTTCTTTACTCTTTCACCAAAGGAAATTTCTTCATATGTTTCTTCCACATCATAGCCATATGGTGGAATACCTCCAAGAAAATAAGCTTTCTCTGCAGTAATTCTCACTTTAGTATTTATTTCATTTTTAAGATTCTTCAAATACCAATCAGCCACACTGGCCATAATATTAAAAATAAGATCACCAGATGCACCTGTTAAATCTTCTGATACAGAAAGCAAATCTACACCATATTGATTCAATTCTGCTTTATACCAAGCAGCATCTTTTATATTTCTTGCAAATCTATCAATCTTATGGATAATAACAGCATCAAATTTTTTAGATTTAGCATCTCTAATCATCCTTTGAAATTCCGGTCTATCATCCGATTTTGCTGATCTTGCTCTATCAATATATTTTTCTACAATTTCATATCCGTTTTTTTCAGCATATTCTATTATAGCCCTTAATTGTGCTTCAATAGAATCATCCGTTTGATTTTCACTTGAAAACCTTGCATATGCAGCAGCCTTTTTCATGTTTCTTCCTCCTCTTTTCCTATCTTTTGAATTGCTAGCAAGAACTTATAAAATTCAAATAACTCTCCTTGAGAAAGTTTCCTTTCGTCCCAAAAAATAAATCCAAAGTCTTTTAAAAGATCCAAATCTTCTTCAGATACTAAAACCTTTATAATAATCATTTGCATCACCTCAAACTGATTTTAATATTTTTATATTGAAGTGATGCAAAACATCAATATCTTAATAATTTAACATAAATTGTCTATTTGCTACATATATTATACTACATTTTTGTGATTATACAAAATAAAAAAATCCCGGAAATATCCGGGAATTGCCATTATTTTATGATGTTTTTTAAAGCTTTTTTTCTTTCTGCTTCTATTAAATCTGTTATATTTAACAAAGGTAAATAAATTGGTTGAACAAATCCAAATTGTGATGTAATAGACACCATTTTTGCTCTTGCAATTTGAAAAAGATTAATTATTCCTGAACTAACAACTAAACTTCTAAAATCTTCTTCTTTCATTTTTGAATGACCAGTAAATTCACCCTCAATGAACATTTCAACCTTTAATAAATGTTTTCTTCCTTTTTTATAAATTAGCTTAATATTTAATCCCAAAATACAATTATAAGGATTATCATCAATTTTTTCTTTAAAGTTTTGAAAGGCCTCAATTTTCAATTCTGGAGATAATGGTTCATTAATAACACTATCATCAAATTCAAATGAAAATTTCTTAATTCTTTCAGAGATTAATTGTATATATGATTTTTTCATAATTTCACCTCTTAAGCTGCTGAACCTAGATTTTTTTGCAAATTAAATATTTTATATTCGTCTTCTTCTTTATTTTTTATTTTGATGTTATTTTTTTCAACTGAAAATTTCTTAATTTCTGTTGAAATTAACTCACTTATTTTTTCTTGAAATGTTTTATTTTCATTCTTGACGATTTTCTTTAGAGGATCTCTATATTCTTCAGGAATTATATAGGTATATTCACCATGTGGAGTAATTTTCATTTCTCCACCTAAAGCTTTAGTTACTTTTAATAAAAATTTTAGAGATGGATTTATACTTGCATTTTCTAATCTTGAAATTGCAGTTTGTTTGGTATTTATTTTTTTAGCTAATTCTTTTTGCGAAATTCTTTTTTTCATTCTCATTAAGGTTAATTCGCTTACTAAATCTATAAGTATATTTTCTAATTCTTCTTCTAACGATTCTGCTTTTAATTCAAATTTCTCAAACTTTCCTTCTTTAACCTTTTTTATTATTTCTTTATCAATATTTTTGCTCATAAATATCACTCCTTATTTTAAAGCATCAACTAAAATTTTCAAATTATTAAATGCTGAATCAATTTTTTTTGCTTCCTTGTCAGTTTTGAATTCTGCTTCTAAGATAATTACATTATTATTATTAGGATAATCTTTAACAGGATAAAAAGTAAAATAAATTCTGAACACACCATTTTTGCTTTGCTGAGGGATCCTTAATTCATACAAAACAAAATCGTTATATTTGTCTATACGTGCGATTTTTTTATTATTATGTTTTTTTGAGTTTTCTTCATAAAGCGAAAATAAAATATATTCTCTTCCGCCTTTGTTTATATCTATTAGATTTTGCTTTAATTTTTTATAAGTTTTACTTCCTTTCCTTTTAAAATCCTTTTCTATCAATTCTTTTATTCTGTTTTTATTTCCATTATCTTCAATAGGAAAATAATATAAATATTCAGCCATAATAACCCCCTACTGCATTTTTATTATATAACATATATGTTATATAACATAATTGATTTATAATAAATTATTTTTGATTAAAGCATAAAATTTCTTTTTTTCTTCTTTATTCTCTCTTTTTCGCATCATGTAACAAGTTGCTATAAAAAACATGAAAAAATTATACTTTTTATATTTTTATTTCTCAACGAATTTCTCTTTAATGCCTTTTTTGATAAATATCTATTCAAAATAACAAATATGAACGAAGTAAAGGTGCTTATTAAGGCACCTAAAATAACACCTGATAATGGTGAATAAAAAATAACTTTTATAATTTCTTCATTCATTAACTCACCCCGCCGATTAATTTGATTGTAATAGTTTTTCTAATCTCTTAATTTCCCTTTTTAGATATTCTATTTTAGCTTTTATATTTTCATTATTATTGGCAGGGCTTCGATTGCCACATTCTTCGGAAACTCGAAATTAATTCTTATCGTTGATTCAGCTAATTCTTTTGGAATTAAAAGAAAAATTGATAATTTAATTTTTCAGGAACATTAAGAAAATAATAAGCTCCATTTGATTTAGAAAGCTCTTTATATTTTTCATTAAAACCAAATAATTTGTTTCCTTGTAAACTAAATCCTTCACCAGAAATAGTTGATATTGCAAAAGTATCAGTATATTCACTTTCATATTTTTCCGCATATACAGAAATAATTATAGGAGTAAAACTATTTTCAAATATTTTTTTTAGTTCATCCCTTTTATATACTTTTGTTGTTGCTTTAAAACTTCTTGTTGTTTTATTATAAAATCATATGGTTCATCCCAAAAATCAGAATAACCTTCAAACTGATATTCTTTATTCAAATCTAAAACATCCCAACCTTTAAAAACAGCCATTCTAAAATTGCCATCATCATAAATATTAGAATATGAATATATATTAACAATAAAACTTAACATAAAAAAGAAAAATATTATTTTTTTCATAATAACCCTCCTAATCATATTTTTTAGCTTTTGCTTCCAACTGCTTTGCTTTATCTTCTAATCCTTTTAATCGTAATTTTTCAGCTTTATATCTTAATTTACTAGCTTTTTTCTTTCTCGATATTACAGATAATTTAGAACCTAAAAATATTAATAAGGCTCCAGCAACCATACCTATAATAGGCATTCCTGCAAATATAAAAGGCGTAAATAATAGCATAATAAAGGAACCTATTAAAAGAATCCATCCTAATAGTCTCACAACATCCCTCCTTCACATAAAATTAATATATCAAGCGTTTGATTAATTAAAAAAACGAGACCCGAAAGGTCTCGTTCAATTTTCACTATTATTAAATTTAAAGGTGTTATTTTTATTAAACATAAATAATCAACTCCGTATATCAGAAAATAAAAATAACCAAAATTTACGTTTCTTTTTACCTATTTTCTTTGCTCCGGTTTTTGTTCGTGAATAAAATTCATCTCTTGTAATTCCCAAATTCTTAATTGTATTTTTTATAATAAGCAACGGCACCGGATCTATATGAGTTTGATATACTATACCAACTTCTTTTTCTTTGATTTTTATTGTTAATATATTGTGACCACCACGTGTTCTCTTTTCAACAACTTCAAAAGTATTCAAAATTTCTTCAAATTCTCGAAGAGACAATTGAGGATACTTTTTAGGCATGTAAAACACCCATATGATTTCCAATATTATTTATTTTATTACTACTTTGTTTTGAAATCTTATTAGCCATGTGAGAAACTAACAACCCGTAAATAAACTGAATTCTTTCCAACAAAGTATCTTTTCTTATAAAAGAATTTATTTTATTTCCATCATCTAAATCAAAAATTTCAGTTAAAGTTTTATCTAATTCATCAACTGCTTCATCAAGAGTTTTTCCGTATACCATAATAGTAGTATTTGTAATTCTAATATAATATAGTCCATCTTTTTATATACAATTACACCATCTTTTGAATTTTTGAATTTTAGTGCAAAATATACCATATCATCACCCCTTCGGGTTGTTTGGTAGTAATTTAGACTGGCAATTATAACAAATTGTTTTATATTTTATGTTAAATTATTCCCATCTTTCATATTTCCCTACAATAAAAAATTTTAGTTGCTAATAATAATAGCGCAAACCCATATAATGGCTCATGAACTGGCTCAGTATCTGGTTCAACATCTGGTTCACTATCAGGCTCAATTTTTGAACCAGTTATATTTTTTATCTAACCGGTATCGCGGTTGCTATCGCGGGTGGTGTTGCGGGTGGTGTCGCAATATCAGACAGCGGAATGTAATATTTTGCTACTCTCCGTTTACTGTCCCACCTACTCTCCCGTTTACTGTTTCATTTAGTGTTTGTCTGTGAAACGCTAGAACGGAATACGTAGCTAAATTGTTTTGATTTTCCCTTTGCCATGCTAATTGGTGTGTTAGGTGCTGTGCCAGTTGGTGTGTCAATTATTGACACGGCATTTAAGTTTTTGCCTCGTCTTTTTGATATGGTTAAGAAAGAAAAGAAAAGAACCAAAAGAAAAGAAAGAATATATATAATAATATAATATAATATATAAATATATAATATATATTTTTTTCTTTTTTCTTTTTGCTTCTTTTTCTTTTTTCTTTTTTAAGTATACTGTGTAAAGTTTTTTCGATATTTTGCACTTTGGAATTCTTACGAAAAAAAACAAACGCTTCCAATAAAAAAACATTAAAAATCCGGCTAAAATCAGGCGATTTTAGGGCAGCTAAATGTATTTTTTGTATGATTTTATATCAAGGAAATTTTCAACGGTCTATAGGCTCAAATTTTAAATTTGAAAGTTTTTAATTTTTTTAAAAAAGTGTCTCATATAGATACGGTTTCTGAGACGGTTAGCAAAGTGTCTCAATATGAGACGGTAACTGAGACACTATCCGAGACACTTTCTGAGACGGTTAGCTAAGTATCCAATTACCTGTTCATAATCCTGTTCGTGTTCCTGCTCATTTACCTGCTCATAATCCTGTTCATACATGAACACGTTACCTAGTTTATTCCCATACAACTTTACCAATAACTTTCCCTACGATAATTAATTCTTCCCATTTTTCTTTAGGAATTACAATTGGTTCATATTTTGGATTTAAACTTATCAAATTAATGCTATTTTCGAATTGATAGAATTTTTTTATAATTCCATCATCTCCATTTATTATAAATACTCCAATATCTCCATTTTCCAAGACATTTTGTTTCCTTACCAGAGCATAATCTCCATTATTATATGCAGGTTCCATTGAATCTCCAACCACAATTAAACCAAAATCAACGTCTTTGTTTTGAGGTACAGGTAAATAATTTATTATGTTTTCATCAGCAAATATGCCATTTCCAGCGCTTACACTACCAACAATTGGAATAAATTTTGCAGGTATTACATTAGGCGGTAAATTGTCTTTACTTTTTCCTTCTTTTATTCCTAAAAGGTAATCGGTAGTTACATTAAAAAATTCAGCTATTACTTTAAGCATCTCAGGAGAAGGAGTAGCTCTACCGGTTTCATATGCAGAAATACTTTTTCTAGTTATATTTAATTTTTTTGCTAATTCTTCCTGTGTTAAACCTAATTCCTGCCTTAACCTTTTTAATCTATCTTTAAGCATAATAATACCTCCACTATTGTCTAATGCTATTATAATTAGATTTTTATTTCAAGTCAACTCAAGCCAAAACTAATAGCTATTAATTATTTTTTAATCAAAACTTAATTAGTTTTTAAATAAAAGCTATTGACATTGGCTAAAATATTTGCTATTATTATTAGCGTAAGAGAAAATAAAAGCTATTTTAAATACCTAAAAGGAGGTGGAAAAATGTCTTTAAAGAAAATTCAAGAACTACGATTAAAAAAGGGATTAAAACAAGAACAACTTGCTAATTTAGTTGGTATTTCAAGAAAATCTTTAAGTCATTACGAAACTGGTAGAGTTATACCACCATTACCTGTAGCAATCAAAATAGCAAAAGCATTAGGAACAACGGTTGAAGAACTCTTTGATGACTATCATACACCATTAGCAAGGAGGTGATGCAATGAAAGAGTTAATTTCGATTAGTGAAAGTTTTTTTAGTGGAGAAAGAATTCAAACAGTAAATGCGCGAGAGTTACATGAGAAATTGAAAGTTGGAAGAGATTTTAGCACTTGGATTAAACAAAGAATAGAGAAGTACGGATTTGTTGAAGGAATTGATTATATTTCAACGCTCACCAAAACGGGGAACGTCAAAATGTATTAAAAAAAGAATACTACATTTCATTAGATATGGCAAAAGAATTATGCATGGTTGAAAATAACGAATTAGGTAGAATGTTTAGAAAATATTTTATTGAGGTTGAAAAAAGATATAGAAAAATACAAACTCCAAAATTACCAAGGAATTATCTTGAAGCTCTAAAAGAATTAGTAAGAGTAGAAGAAGAAAGGCAAGCACTTGAAGCAGAAAATAAAAAGATAAGGCCCAAAGCAGAAGCATTTGATGAATTAATATCAACAGAGGGAAATTACACAATGTCTGAAGTAGCAAAAATATTAAAAAAGGGTAGAAATAGAATATTTAAGTTTTTAAGAATACAGGGAATACTCAGAAAAAACAATGAACCATATCAGGAATACGTAGATAGAGGATATTTTAAACTAAGAACATATACAATAAAACATTCAAATTATGAAGAAGTTAAAGTTCAAACATTGGTTACCCGAAAGGTCTTGAGTGGATCAGAAAAATACTGAAAAGAGAGATTGAGTTTATATGAGAATAAAAGCTCTTTGGAAAGTGAATAAAAAAAATCCTGCTTCGCAGGAAGGAAAAAAGAAGAAGTTTTTTGTTTCAATAAAGATTAAGAAAGATATTATTTGCTCATGTGGAAATTCAGAATTTATATATTACGGAAAAATTCTGGATCCTAAAGTTAAACTACCTGTTGAAAAAAATATTATACCTTATTTAAATAAATTTGCGTTAAAAGCTTTAAAGCTCTTCATTAAAGAAAATTCTTTAAACGTTTTGGTTTGCACTAAGTGCGGTAGTGTTCTCACTGTCGATAAGAATTTTTTTGGGTTCATATTGCCAAATACTTTTGCCAAGAGAATCAGATTTAAGTTTTATATGTGAAAGTTTATTTTTGGAAAGTATATGGATTACTATTTTATAAACAATTAAAGCAAGTGCCAAAACAAAATCCCAATTATTTTTAAACAAAGAAAAAGTTTTATTAATATTAAAAGTTAATAAAGAAAAAGCAAATCCTAGTGCTATATCAGAAGTCACAGCTAAAATATTAGGCTTTGAAACCTCTTCAATTAAATTGTGGAGATCATTATAATCATCAACAATTCTTAATAAATCTTTATTTTTGGGTTTCAAATTAGTAGCATCATCCCTATCAATACTAAAAGTAAGATGATTTTTATTTTTTTTCTTTTTGCCCATTTTTATCACTACCTATAACATTTCCAGTTTTTGGATCAACTAATCCTAAAGTTATCGCATTAAAAGGAACCATTGCTCCACACTTTTGACATGTAGCAATAATAGCAGGTATTAAAGAAGCTCCTTTTCCAATAACCAGATTACCTGAATTATATTCTCTTATTTCAAATAAAGTGCTGTTCCAAATTAATGAATTATTATGACATATAGGACATTTAGTTAAATCAATATTATTTTTTTTAGAAATTTCATTAAGTTTATTTAATAAAATTTTCTCATCAATTTTCATAGTTACATCTCCTCAGCAATTTGTTTAAGTTTTTCGGAAATATCAAGTAATTGTTGTTTAAGGTTTTTACTTTCAAGTGTTTCTAATTTTGACAATCGTTCTTTGACAAAGTCTGGTATTTCATTATCAAATGATTTAGGTATATCAGTTAATCCAAGAAGATAGTCAGTTGAGACATTTAACGCTTTTGCTATTTTTACTAAAATATCTGTTCTAATACCAATTCTTTTGCCGGATTCTATTTCAGAAAAAGTTGATTGACCAATACCAGCAAGTTTAGCTAATTCCTTTTGTTCTAAACCTTTAGAAATACGTATTTCCTTTATTCTTTGTCCTAACAACATATTATTTCCCCTTTCACAATAAAAAATTATATCGAATAACCGATAAAAAGTCAACATAAATCGTAATAAAGAATTAACTATTTTTTTAATTGATTTTATATCGTAAGTACGATATAATAATATCGTAAAAACGAAACAAGAAAGGAGGTATCTTATTTATGAATAGAATAAAAGAACTTAGAATTGAAAAGAATTTAACTCAAAAAGAACTTTCAGATTTATTAGGAATTGGACAATCCACATTAAGTGAAATTGAAAATGGAAAATATTTACCAAGAATTGATTTAGCAAAAAAAATAGCAAAAATTCTTAATCACGATTTAGAGAAAGTTTTCCCAGAGGAATATGAACACGAGAAAGTATAGCAGAAAGAAGGTAGTGTGATGCAGGCTCTTTGGAAAGTGAATAAAAAAAGGCTGCACAAGGCAACCGTAGAAATACTATTTTTTTGAATCGGTATTTAATAAAAAATTTTTCCCTATTTCCTTTGCAATGATTTTTTTATAATTTTCAAGGTCTTTTGGAGTTATCCCCTATCGCTAGATAATTCTGCTTGAGCATTTTTAAGATAATATTCCATATCTTTAGCCAATAAATCAATATATCCAAGCATACGTGAGTTTTCGTTTGTAATTTTGTTAACCAAGTTAGGATGTGAATTATAAATGCCTATAAATAAATTAACTAAGAAAAGAGCGATATATACGATCCATATAGAAATCCATTTTGGTTCAGAAGACACATATTGAATTACAATTGTTGGTACTCCACTTAATGCAGAAAATACAATTATTTTTACCCAAGGAACAACAGGTTTATTTAGTAACTTCTTTATTTCATTACTAGATTCTTTAAGTTTTTCAAATTTTGTATTTAAATCATTTAATTTTTCTACAGGCACAGAAAATGCTTTTACTTCAATTTTATGAACATTTGGTTTCATAATATACCTCCGGAGGTGATTATATGGATGGAGATCCAATGGGTTTCATAATTTTTCTAGTGGTAATGTTAGCTATTTTACTTGCAAATTTTATAGATTTAATAATGAGACTCAAAAAAGTAGAATCAGATATTAAAGAAGCAGAATTAAAATCAGGAAAAAGTATTTATAGTAAATATAGTTTCCAAGAATTATATCAAAGTATATTTATAGCCATCGGAGTAATATTTACATTTTTCGTAGTAGCTTTATTTGTTTTTCTTCAACTCACCGGTTACGGGGTCAATTAATCCTAAAACTAAAGCGTCATAAAATTCTGTATAACCACAATTTTGGCATGTTTTTATCAAAAAAACTCTTTGACTACTTAACAAATCTATTGTTTTTCCAGTGTATTCTTGTATTCTAAAAATTTTAGGATCAAATTTTATATCATCACTATTACAGTTTTTACATTTTGGATTAATTTTACCTTCTATAATCAGATTATTTAGAATAGGCAATAATTCATCTTTTGTAAATTCCATATTATTCGCTCCTTTGGATTTATTAAAGCTCATCAGCTAAATCATTTAATTTTTTAGCAATTTCTTTTAATTGAGATTTTATGTCTTTACTTTCAAGTGTTTCTAATTTTGATAATCGTTCTTTGACAAAGTCTGGGAGTTCGTTATCTTTATCAGTTAAACCAATTAAATAATCTAATGAAACATTAAAGTATTTAGCCAGTTTTTCTAAAGCAGTTAAAGTTGGTTCTCTTTGTCCGGATTCATATAAAGAAACAGCGGCAGAAGAGAAATTAAGATCACGTGCTAACTGTCTTTGAGAAATCCCTTTTTCTTCTCTAAGCTGTTTCAAACGTTCAGGAAAATTCATATTTTCACCTATCTAACAACTCAGCTAATTCTATAATTTTCTTAGCAATGTTTTTTAATTGTTTTGAAATATCTTCTTCTTTGATTATATTGAGTTTTTGTAATTCTTTTGAAAGGTATTCAGGAATTTCATTATTTAAAGTTGGTATGTCAGATAGTCCAAGCAAATAATCAGCAGAAACATCTAAAACAATAGCAATTTTCTTTATCATCTCTGCTGTTGGTTGCTTAAGATTTTTTTCATATTCAGAAATTAAAGACTGTGAAGTTTCACATTTTGTAGCTAATTCTTTTTGTGTAATTTTTTTTAATTTTCTTAATTCTTTTAATCTTTCGCCAAAAGTCATATTTAACCCCTTTCTGATTATATTATACACGTTATAGCGATAATTTTCAAGTTTATTTTAATAATATCGCAATAATTATTTTACTTTTTCTTAATTGTATAAATATCGCTTATGCGTTATAATAATTATAGCGATATAAAAAAATAAAATATAAAAAAGCGATATAGGAGGTGATGTAATGAAAAATAGAATTAGAGAACTTAGAAAATCAAAAAGATTAACAACTGTTGAATTAGCAAATATAGCAGAAATTTCTCAATCATATTTAAGCGAACTTGAGCAAGGTTTGAAAACACCAACAATACCAATAGCAAGAAGAATAGCCAAAGCTTTAGGTTGTGAATTAAATGATGTTTTCCCAGAGGAATATGAACATTCGAAAGTATAGCAGAAAGGGGTGGTGGTGATGCAGGATGGGAGGAGGTGTAAATATGAAAACACAAAAATGGACAATCCCTATAGAGAAATTGCCCGAATTTACGAAGGTTCTTAAAGCATACACAGAATTAACAAATACAAAAGAATTAGAAATTGATATTGAATTTGAAAACGAAGAAGAGAAAATAAAAAATTTTGGTGATCTTATACATGCAATATCTACAAGAGGTATAAAAATAAAAGATTAAAGAATTTTCATATTATTTTTATCAGTAAAAATAACAACAAAATTTGTTCCTGGAAATTTTTCTTTTAAAAGTTCAATATACAAATCTACTTTATCCTTATCATCAAGTTTTTTAATTAAATCAAAGATTAAGTTTTCATGTTTTGGATTTACCAATTTATTAATTAGAATGACATCAATCATATTCAATAAAATAGAAAATACATTTTCATTTTTAGCTATAAATTCTATTACTGGAAACCTTACTTCTTCATATGAAGTAACTGGATCTGAAACTTTTGAAACAATTCCTTGATGTAATCCAAATTTTTTTAATTCATTTATTAACGCTTGATCAACATTTTTACTAGGAATTACTAAAATGTATTTTTCACTACTCATAATATCATCCCCCTTATCAAAATATCATTAATATTTTAATACAAAATTTTAAAATTTCAAAACGGAGGTGATGCAATGGAATTAAAAGTAAGCGAAAAAGAAGCAGCGGTAATTAACGGGATATTTTGGCTTATGGAACATCCAGAAATTATTGAGAAGTATAACTCAAAATCTAGAAAGAATGTGGAAAAAGATGAATCAAAAAGAAAAGATATTCAAACCAAAGAAAAAGTTTCTAGTTCTAGCTAATATTTGGTTCATTTTGGAAGAAGGGAGTGAAAAAAATGGAAAAACTTCATCCGATAGGAGTAGCGTTATTTCAAAATCCAAAAACAAGAGAATATCTTATTAATCTTGTAAAGCAGAGGAGGGAAGGAAATGGGGGCAACAAGAACAGTGATGATATCAGGAGTACCGATTCAGAAACTAATAGCGGAAAACTCAAACAGCATAGCGAACGCATTTTTCATAAAACAATTACTTGAAAGGTTTGAGATGTATGAAGATATTGAAGATGAACTCAAAGAAAAGATTAAAAGTTGGATACATGATTCTCCTGAACCGTATCGCAGTAGATTCAAAGAAATATTACAAACTATCCAGAAAATTGATAAACCACAAGATGAAATAACAATGCTAATACTTTTTAGAGCAGTTCAGATAGAAACAGAAAATCGTAAAAGTAATGGAATACTAAAGTTCTTTGACATCAAAGGTCCATATCAAAAATGGAGGATTAGAGAAGGTAGAAAAAGATACAGAGAAGAGCAGCAAAGGCTAATTGGATTACCTTTTATTAAAAAGGAAACCCGCACCAAAAAGGTGCAGGTGGGGTAGATGGGGTTTCTACCATTCCTTATTTTTGCAGTGTAATTATACCATAAAAATTTGAAATTTGAAAACAATAGGAGGGAGAAAAGATGAATAAATTAGCACCTTATTCCATGAGTAGATTAACCGAATACGAAAGATGTCCAAAGAGGTTTCGATTTAAGTATATAGATAAATTACCGGAATTAGTTGGAGATGAAGGATTTAAAGGAATAAAAATACATGAAGCTATAGCTAATGCGTTAAAAGGAAAAGATTATAAAAACATTTTAGCTGAAATTGCTTTTGATGATATTAGAGATGCAGAATATATGGTTAAAAGTGCAGTGAAACACAGTAAAAATCTTGGAAAAATATTAGGAATTGAAACAAAATTTGGAATAACTCAAAAAGGTGAATTAACAGATTTCTTTTCTAAAGATGTTTGGCTAAGAGGGGTTGCAGATTTAATTACTACTCAAGATGGAAAAACTTTAGAAGTTTGGGATTGGAAAACTGGTCATAGTACTCCTACTAAATTTCAAGTTTTCTTGTATGCATGGGCAATAAGTATAGCTTTACAAAGACCAGTAACTAGAGTTGGATATATAATGCTTAATTCTAATGATATTTTAATTTTTGATGTAACTTCTGAAGATTTATAAATTACTGTTAATAAACTATATAAATTAGTAAATTCCATAGAAACAGATACCAAATTCACTCCTAAACCTGGCAGACATTGTGCGTTTTGTTCATATGTAAGTATGTGTCCATTAGTAAATCAGATTGAATCAAAAGATATTCCAACTATTTTAAATGATGAAGATGCTGTGAAAATTTATAAAGAAGTAATTGTATTAAAAGAGTTGGTAAAGAATAGAGAGAAAGCTTTAAAAGAGTATGTAAAATCAAAGCCTGAAGGTGCTGTGAAAATTGATGAAAATAAAGTATATAAACTTACTTATTCAGAAACTATAACTAAAAAACGCGGAATAAATAAAGATGAATTAAAGAAATTTATATGGGAATTTGCAGAAAAAAATAATTTGGATCCTTTAATTTATTTTGATTTAGACAATAAAAAACTAGAACCATTAATAATTGAAGGTGTCTTGAAAGATTATTTCACTATATCAAAAAGAAAGAGTTTTGTATTAGAGGAGGTGGAGTAAATGCCAGCTATTGAAAAAAAGAACCTATGGGAAATTGAATCAATTGAAGAATTTAGTAAAAATACTGGTTATAACATAGATTTTAAAGCATTAGAAGAGGCAAAAAGAAAAATGAAGAAACAAACCGAATACGGTGAAGTTGAATTAAATGTTTATGAAGGATTGGTAATACAAAAGCTTTTCGAATATTTTAGATTTGGTATTTTTGAAAACATTTCCAGAATGATGAAACAACAAGATGCACATACATCATTAAATGAAGTAAAAATGATTTTATTAGAGATGGCACGCTATGAGATAGAATATGGCCTTAAACCACTCTTACATACACTTCCAATAGCTAAAAAGATTTATATAACTGCTGAAGGTTTTTTATACTATGCTCAAACCAAAGGAAATATAAAAACTATTGATTATGAAACATCAGAAATAAAACCGGGATTATATAAAACTATATGTACTGTTACAACAAATGATGGAAAAACTCAAAAAGGATATGCAACTGTAAAAGCTACAGGAAATAAAATGGATGATCCAGAAGAAAGAAGCCGCACTAAAGCATTAAGACGAGCATTAAGGAGACTTTATCCAATAGGTGCTATGTATGAAGAAGCATATATTGAAAATCCAGAGTCCATTACGATACCTGAAATACCATCAATACCTGCAGTTCCTGAGGTTCAAAATGTACAAAATGATAAAGAAGAGCAGATTAAAGATTCCAAGAAAGAAGAAAAAGAGGAAAACAACAAAGAAGAACCAGCAGATACATTATTTGATCTCCAAAATAATTTGGTAAATAAAGTATTTGATTGATTTTAGGGGTGCCCCCTGCCCCCTTTTTTAAAAATGTCGTAATTTTAAAGAGGTGAAATACATGCAAATTGCCACAGTTTTTAGCCGGTTTTGGCGAGATCGTCTGGATTGGGAACTTAGCGATTCTGAGATTGCTTTATTCTTTGCTATTTTGGCCGAAATTAACAGGACAAGGGGAGAGAATAACAATCTCTTGGAATCCAGGATCTCAATCGGGACTCCCAAGCTGGAATTGTTAGCTGGCATATCTAGAGCAGAAGTATATAGAGCAAGAAATAGACTAAAGCAGTATGGATTAATTGATTTTATTAGTGGGAAAGGGAAAAAGAATTATGCAACTTATTCTTTGGGTAAAGTATTTAAAGTGTCTCATATAGATACAGTTTCTGAGACGGTTAGCAAAGTGTCCCAATATGAGACGGTAACTGAGACACTATCCGAGACACTTTCTGAGACGGTTTCTGCAACACTTCCTGAGACACGTTATAAGAATATAGAATATAGAGAAGAGAATATAGAAAAAAATAAAAAGAGTATAGTCCCTCAACAAGTTGAAGGACCACCGCACACTCCGTATAAAAAAATTATTGAATTATATCATACATATTGTCCTTCACTTCCTAGAGTAAAGGTTTTAAATGAAACTAGGAAAAAATATATTAAAGCACGATGGAAAGAATACCCAGATTTGAAATTTTGGGAACAGTATTTCCAAAGTGTTGAAGAATCAGACTTTTTAACAGGAAGAGCAGATTATGGTAATAGAAACCCTTTTATTGCTGATCTCGAATGGTTAATGAGACCAAATAATTTTGCAAAAGTTATTGAGGGGAAATATAACAACAGGGGAATTGTAGGAACTATTGATGAGGAAATAAAAAGCCTTCTGAGGAGATGATTATATGGCTGTTACTTATGCGACTTTTATTGATGAAATAATAGCAAAAGTAAAAAAGCTTGAAGAATACATACAGCAATTTCCAAGGCATGAAGCGGAAAAATACTTACAACAAGAGGTTGAAGATAATAGAATTTTCGGATATGTAAATAATCTGGTTAATAAAAAACTAAAAAGACTAACCTACATGGATATGCTGCAAGTAAAGGATTATTTATTAAAAGAGAAAAAATGCAAAAGTTGTCATGTTATATCGTTAAATTGTAAAGATTACGCGAAATATTATCTAGACACTTATAACGGACAATTAATAACAAGAAAGTTAATTTGCAATAAGTACATGCATAGATACTATACCGCAGAATTGGAATATATCTTAAAACACAGTAAAGATGAAAATAAATTAGTGAGAAGTCTAACTAAAAAGTTTAATCTGAAAGTTGATACATCTACAACTGAAAAATTTCTTGAGAGCTTTTTACATAATGTGAATTTATATGAAAAAGAGGAAGTTTTGGACTATTTGAAGGGTGAAATCATGGCTTATTCATATAATAGAGTGACTCTATTAGGACGTTTGACAAAAGATCCAGAAATAAGATTAGCTGCAAATGGAAATGGATATGCGGTATCTACTATGGCTGTTGATAGTGGAAAAAAGAATGAAAATGGTGAATATGAAGCAGATTTTTTTAGAATAAAAGTTTTTGGCCAAAAAGCTAATATATTTGAAAAATATCTTAAAAAAGGTGATTTAGTTTTAATAGAAGGTAAGTTAAGTTCGAATTCATGGCAGGATGAAAAAAACGAATGGCATAACATAACTGAGGTAATTGTTTTAAATTTTGTGTTTATGCCTAACAAGAAGAATGAAACATCTAGCAATGGAGATGTATTAGAGGATCCGGAAAATTTAGATATTGCAAATGATGATTTTCCTCAATTTTTCCCTCTTGACGAAACAACAAAATAGGGAGGGATAGTATGGATTCTGAATTAAAATCAGATAGTGAAATAAAAAAATTTTCAAAGTTTTTAATGGCATTTATTACGTATAATCAAGATTTAAAAAATTCGAATTTTAATAAGCAATATGAATTGATAATAAAAGCTTTGTTCGAGATATATGAAAGCGTCGAAATTTGTAAAACACAAAGAGGATTTAAAGTAATACTTAAGAAAGGTAAAAGGTCATATAGTCTTTCAGAAAAAAGTTTAGATGCTTTGTTCTTTAATTTACTTAGGTATATTCCGTACAAAATAGGTAAAAAATACTGGGGGTGTGATAATGTTATTAGCATTTTTTTTGACTTTTTCTGTTGGAGTTTTTACTGGCTTTTTTATATTAGCTTTACTTACAATTTCTGCTAGAAATGAATTAGAAGATGATATCTTGAGACTAAATTATAAGTATGCTGAAGAGTTAGAAAGGAACGAAAAATTAAAGAAAAGATTAAAAGAATTAGAAACTAAGAACGCGAAACTCTTTACAGAAAATATGAGATTAAGAAGGGATAAATTTGAAATTAGAAATTGAAATAGAAGGAATTCCGCCGAGTGTTAATCATGCATATAGAAAAAGAGGCAGGGGACACGGACTGTATAAAACGCCACAAGCAAAAGAGTTTCAAAAACGTGTTTATTATATAGCTAGAGAAGCTATGCGTAAAGCAAGATGGACTATGATACCAAAAGATAGAAATTTTTATTTAATGGAAATGCATTTTCACTTTAAAAATTGGAGACATCCAGATCCTAATAATCTTCTTAAAATTCTCATAGACAGCTTTCAAGGAGTTGTATTTGAAGATGATAAAAACATAGATACTAAAACAAAATCATTTGTTGATGGGAAAGATAAAACGATTGTTATTTTTTACAAATAGGGAGGGAATAAAGTGATTAATGAAGATTTACATCTTGAATTATTACTTAATCAAGAAGCACTAGAAAATGTACAAAGAAAAAAGAAAAGTGCATAAATACAATAAGAAACTATGAAGATGCACTTAAAAATGTTAGGAATGAAAAAGCCAAAAAAATGTTCAAGAACAGTTGAAAATATTACATTCTGATTTATATCGATTGATTAAAATAGAAAATCAAGCAAAACAAATTTAACGAATATAAATTTTGAATTAAATAAGGAGATGAGAACTTATGAAGAAATATAGTTTTTTTAATTCCAGACACTTAAAACAAGTATATGTTGAAAATTTATCTGATGCAATATCTTTATTAACTGTTTTAAATTCAAAAAATCCAGTTTTAACTGATGAGTTAGATAATGTAATTCAATTATCCAATATTCACGATGTAATTATACACGTGGAATTCAAAGCTGATGCAAAAGTTTTGAAAGAGGGTAAAAAGAAACCTGCGATAATATAAAGGTGTGTGATATTGAATGAATATCGTTTCTATTTTTGAAGAAATTCAAATTACAGAAGAAGATATAATTTTGATACTTCAAAAGTATAAACTCGCATTGCAAAAAATTATGGGAAACAGGTTAATCTTGATTTTTATGATGACGAAATACATGTTCAAGAAAAATTCAAAAGTGAAGAATTTGGAAAAATTAAAAGTTTTGGTGCTTTAAAAATAAAGGATTTTAACGCAATGATAAAGGATGGAATCCAAAAGAATATGTGGATGCATTGGTAATAATAAAAGTTGTAGAAGAATGGTTAGAGCTTTTAACTTCTCATGAGAAAGAAGTGATTTTTTGGAGATATATAAATCACGATTTTGAAAGAACATTAAATAAAAAAATGAAATACAAAACATTGTCTTATGCAGAAATAGCAAAAAAGATGAATTTAGATAGAAAATGTATTTGGAGAATTGAGAAAAAGGCTTTTAAAAAGATATTAGCATAAAAATTTAATAAAAAATATGGTAGAATATGTTTTGAATAGGAGGGATAAATTTGAAAGATAAAGTTGAAAAAATGGGGCAAGTATTTACTCCTAATAACATTGTAAAAAAAATGGTTGATTTAATTAAATATGGTAAAAATATTTTAGAGCCATCTGCTGGGAAGGTGCATTTTTAAAAGAACTTAAAAATAGATTTCAAAAAGATAATATTGTTTCGATAGAATTAGATGAAAAATTGCATTAAAAAATAATTATAAAACAATAATTATGGATTTTTTTGATTATCCTATTTATAACAAGTTTGATACTATTATAGGTAACCCACCATATGTAAAATATAAAAATATTTTGCCTAGCACCCAATTAAAACTGAAAAAATATAATTATTTATTTGATAACAGAACAAATCTATTTTTATACTTTATTTATAAATCTTTTTTGCATTTAAAAGAAAAAGGCGAGATAATATTTATAGTACCTAGAGAACTATTTGATTTAACATCTGCTTTAAAGTTAAATAGTTATCTTCATGAGAATGGTACTTTTACCCATATTTATACTTTTGGGATAAAAAAATATTCGGTAATGATTTTTCTCCAAATGTAATAGTATTTAGATATGAAAAAAATAATATGTCTCATAAAACTTTATTTAATAATGAAGAAAGGTATCAATATTGTTCTAAAGGTTTCATTTATTTCGTTAAAGAAAAAAAATATACTATGCATTTAAGTGATATAGCTTATGTGAAAGTTGGAGGAGTAAGCGGGAATGACAAAATATTTGAACATGAAACTGGAAATATAGATGTTGTATGTTCTTATACCCAAAAAACCGGAAAAACAAAAAAAATGATATACAATATTATTAATGATCATTTGTTGAAACATAAAAATCAATTATTGAATAGAAGGATAAAAAAATTTGATGATAGTAATTGGTGGAAATGGGGAGAGATTTTTATGTTTCAAATGATCCTAGAATATATGTAAATGCAAAAACTAGAAATCATCAACCTTTTTTTATCCATAAATCGATATATTATGATGGTAGTATTTTGGGAATCTTCCCAAAAAATAAAAATATAGATATATATGAATTAAAAGATATGTTAAACAAATTAGATTGGGAAGAGTTAGGGTTTGTATGTGATGGCAGATACATATTTACACAAAAAAAATTAGAAAATGTTATATTACCGGAATATTTTAAAAAATTTATATAAATGAAATATATATTTAAATTATTTTGTTTATTTTTTTTAGAAATAATTGGTAGTTGAAGAATTATATATAAGGAGGGAAGTATGGAAATTCTTGATAATGTAGTTGAATTTTTAAAGGTTGAATTTTTAAAGAATGAAAAACTAAAGTCTTTAGTTAGTAGTGGACGTGACGGTAGGTTTCGCTCTGAGGAAGTTATTGAAGAAAGTGTAAAATTGTTAAAAAATAAATTGACACATTTTCCTAATTGTGAGAATTATTCTGTGGAATATCCCACAAAAAAAGATGATGGAAGTTTTAACCCTAGAGAATGGTATTCTGTTAAAATAAATGACTTATATATTAGTATTAAGACTTCATTTTTAAAATCAGCAGATAATGTAAATTCGAAAAAAGGATTTTATTATGCATTAACTGGTCAAATTCCCGAATCTGATAAATGGAATGAATTTCACAAATCATTATTTGAAAATCTTGGTAAAGATAAAGAAAAAGATTTTTATTTTATTATTATCGATAAATCTGATGCAAATAATATTTTTTGGACATCGTTCAAAAGGTTAAGAAAAGTTCATCCAAATGGGAACAATCTACCCTTTCAAGTTAACTGGAGAGAAAATTTAAAATTAATAGAAAGAACACATGAAGAAGCAGTAGACTTTTTATTATATTATTACGAAAAATCATTGATAAAATCAACAGTTCCATTTGCATCTTTTGTTACTTATAAAGAAAAAAGTTGACAATTGCCACAAAATGTGGTATAATTAAATAGAATGGAATACTATACTTAGTGGAGCCGAAAGGCTCTTTTTTTTATTTCGACAAACATCGACAAGTTTCGACAATGTTCGACAGGATATGGTGTTAATGGTAGCATACCACACTTGGGATGTGGTGGTACAGGTTCGAATCCTGCTATCCTGACCAGTTTCTTCCCTCCTTTGAAATAAATGCCGGAAAAGTGCCGGAAACTGCCGGATTAATGCCGGATAGTGCCGGAAAGATGCCGGAATTATCCTACCTCTTGCTGACTCGTACGAGCGGTGTTAATGAGGTAGGATTTTTTTATACTTATTATAATAATTTTGATTAGTATAATACTGGTTAGTATAAATTATGATAACGTACTACAGATAAGGATACAGTACGTGTGGAGGTTGTGAGGGTGGGTATAGATAAACTCCATATTAGAGAGGAGGTCGTCTATCTAACGCAGGGGTTTGACGGGCGCCCCTGCTTTTATTTTAAAAAGAGGAGATGAGAGAGGTGAGGTAAGATGAAGAAGAAACTGAGAAAAACTGAAAGAAAAGGACTTTCAAGAAAACAATTAAAAGCAATTGAAATGTTGATCGATATTGAAAATAATTATACTCACAAAGAAATATATACTCAGTTAGAAATTTCTCATGATACGTTTTATAAATGGCTAAAAAATCCGTTGTTTATTGAAGAATTGAATAAAAGATCAGAAGAATTTTTTAAACGAAGTTTATATAAGGTCAATGCAGCTTTATTGAAAAAAATTGAAAAAGGTGATGTATCAGCTATGAGGCTTTATTTTGAGAAACTAAATGAATTCAAAGAAAAAATAGAACTATCTGGAAGTGTAGAAAATAAAATAGATTCAAAACTTGAAGAACTAACCGTTGAAGAATTGAGGGCGATAGCCTATGGTAATCCAATTAAAAAATAGAGCATTAAAAATCTTACTTAAAAAGAGTTATATCGATTACTGTGAATATACAAATCATGGTTATAAAAGATCCAGAGTTCATGAGTATTTAGCAAGTGTTCTGGAGAAAGTTGAAAGAGGGGAAATAAAAAGATTAATGGTGTTTATGCCACCGCAACATGGGAAATCAACTACGATATCGGACACTTTTCCTTCATGGTATTTGGGAAAGCATCCAGAAGAATCTGTTATAGCTGTTGCATATGGAGATGATTTAGCATATCGTTTTGGAAAAAATAATAGACAAAAGATTAAAGAATTTGGAAAAGAAATATTCAATATAGAAGTTTCTAAAGAAAAAAGTTCAATGACAGATTGGTTGATATCAAAACATAATGGCGGAATGCGTTCTGTTGGTATTGGTGGATCTATTACAGGACATGGTGCAGATTTGCTTATTATAGATGACCCTTTTAAAAATAGAGAACAGGCAGATTCGGAGACTTATAGAGAGAAAGTCTGGAATGAATGGCAAAACACATTATTAACTCGTGTTCATCCTAATGGAAAAATAATAATTATTATGACGAGATGGCATGAAGATGATTTGGCTGGAAGATTATTAAAAACAGAAAAAGAAAATTGGTATATTGTAAGTTTGCCAGTTGTTTGTGATTCTGAAGAAGATCCGTTAAACAGAAAATTAGGTGAAACATTATGGCCAGAAGGTGGATATGATAAAAAGTGGGCCGAAGAAAAGAAAAAGTCAGTTGGAAGTAGGACATGGGAAGCATTATATATGCAAAGACCGTCACCTTCAGAAGGTGGAATACTTAAACGTAATTGGTGGAAATGGTATAAACAATTACCTTCGGATATTGATGAGATGATTCAGTCGTGGGATATGGCTTTTAAAGATAAAAAAGAATCTGACTATGTTGTTGGTCAAGTTTGGGCAAGGAAAGGTGCAAATAAATATTTAGTGGATCAAGTAAGAGCAAGAATGAATTTCCCCGCTACGATAAGAGCGGTAAAAACATTAAGTTTAAAATGGCCACAAGCAAGATTGAAATTAGTTGAAGATAAAGCTAATGGCCCTGCAGTAATTGCAACATTAAAAGATGAAATTCCCGGTTTAGTACCGGTAGAACCCAGAGGCTCAAAAATCGCAAGAGCTGAAGCTGTTAGCCCTGACATTGAAGCTGGAAATGTGTATCTGCCAGAAAATGCACCATGGATTCATGATTTTATAGAAGAATGTGCAGCATTTCCAAATGGTGCTCATGATGACCAAGTTGATGCTATGACTCAAGCTTTGGATAGATTAAAGCATAATACTCAAACCTATATAGAAGAAGAAATGGAGTGGTGAGAATGAGATTTCACGACAAAATAGATTTTAAATTGTTAGATTTGATGTTTAAAGATGAATTTGAATATGAACAAGATGATGTTGATTTTTTATATAATTTCATTCCAAAATTTATTATTATATCAATTGCTCTTACAATGCAAAAAAAACTTTCTCTTGTTGGTGATGGAAGTGAAAAAGATAAAGTAGATCAAATTTGGGACGTTTGGGAAAATAATAATATGCAAACTTTGAAATATGAAATTGCAAAACATTTTTCTTGTATAATCAGGTCAATTTAGAAGCTGTTCTTGAAGATACAACTGATAAGATTTCAGGGACAAAAATAATACTTCATCACCCAAGCGCAGTTTCAATTGAAAAAGTGGCAAATGAAATAGTAAAAGTTGAGATTCAAAGTGAGATTTTTATTGATGGTAAAAAAGTACAAACAAAAAAGATTCTTACCGAAGATGAAATAATAACCAAAATAGATGATAAAGAAGAGAGAAAACCGAATTTATATGACGGAATTCCTTTTATAAGAATTGATAATGAAAATTATAGGATTATAGGATTAATCAGATTACAAGATAGATTGAATTTATACGAATCATATCTTGATGTTCTTTTTGATTTACATGCAGATCCAATTCTTTACGATGATTTAGGCGAATCTTTTATGGCAAAACAACAAGCAAATAAAGAAACTAAAATAATTATTAGCAAAGATAAAAGAAAAATAAGGAAGTTTTTGCATTATCCAAGAGATTCTAAAGGATTAAACATTCTTGAATCAAATGGTGCAATGGCTGAAAGAATACAAGTACAACAAGATAAAATAAATAAGACAATCGAAAAACTTTTCCCTGAAATTGTTTTAATGGATATTTTAAAAGCAGGGGACAAATTACTGGGCCAGGTTTAGAAAAGAAATTAATAGAAATAAGCTCACATATTAATTTAGCTCGTGGTTCTTTAAAAAATGGATTGGAAGAATTAAACGAATTAATAAGTTGGTTAATATTTGATCAAAAAATAAAAACACAAGTAGGTTTTGAACCAATAACTCCACGTGATTTTGATGATGTAATAAATGAAGTTACTAAAGCTTCTGGTATCTTAAGCAAAAAATGGCAATTGGAAAAATTAGAGAAAGAAGGAGTGATTGATAACGCTGAAGAAGAAATGAAAAATCTTGAGAAAGAAAATCAAGTTAATCCATTAGGTTGGTGAAAAATAAAAGCCTGAAAAGGGCTTAATTTTTATTAGAAAGGAGAGATTAAATATAAAGTTTTGATATTTTTGCAAATTTAGTAGGAGGATTTAAAATGACAAAACAAGACTTTGAATCTAAAATTTTGGAATTAAGAAAAAATTATTTAAATACAGCAATAAATGATCTTGAATATAAATACAGATCAGAATATGTAAAATTATTTAAAGAACTTTATTATGATTTAAACAATAGAATAAAAAAATATAAAGATGATATGGGAAATATTAGAGCAATTTATTTAAATCAAATAAAAGAAGATTTGAAGAAAGAAATAAATAAGTTCTATAAAAGATACAAAACTACAACATTAAATCTTTTAGAAGAATCAAGTTTCAGAGCTTTTGAAAACATGAAAGAAATTTATTTTAAAGTAGGAATGGAAAATTTAGTTGAACATATAAAATGGAACAAAAATATTATGGATTATTTGATTTCTTACAAAGCACAAGACGGATTAACTATTTCTGAAAGATTATGGGGTCATTCAAAACAAATAAGAGATAAGATATTTGATTCATTAAAAAAGAATATTCTTGCAGGCGAATCTGTTTGGGATACAATGATGGAATTACAAGAGATAAAATCGCCTAAAATAAAAATTCCAGAGTATTTAAAAAAAGAGTTTGAGAAAATGTCCTATAAAAAGATAGAAGAAGTAATTAATTTATACACAGTAAAAAAAACAAATTATCTAACAAGACGACTTGTAGAAGCGGAAATTGAAAGAGCATATAGAACAACCACATTGAAACTTGCTGAAAATAAAGAATGGATTAAGGGAATGAAATGGAATCTTTCACACAAACATAAATATGGAGTGTATGATTGTAACTGTGAAAAGAATGCGACACAAAATGCTTTTGGGCTTGGAAGAGGTGTATATCCAATAAAATATTATCCACCAGCTCCAGATCATCCATGGTGCAATTGTTTTGAAACTGAAGTTTTTGATGAAAAAGTTCTGGAAGATTATGGTATAATTGATAAAAAAGATAAAAATGTGAAAAATAAAGAGTTTGAAAAAATACCTCCAAAAGAATATATCAGTAAAAAATATAACATAAAAACAAAATTTGGCAAAACAGATGAAGAGACAATAAAAACAATAAATAGTGCGTTTGATAAAATGCATAATGAATTTGGAGATTCGATGGATAATATTCTTGATGAAATTTCTTTTGGTAATTTTTCATCAGCTTATGCAAAATACGAATTAAAATATCAAGATGATGAAGTCTATAGAACTTTGAAAATTTCAAAAATATTTAAAAACAAAGATTCTATTTTAAGAGCATTAGAAAGAGATATAAAAGCAAACTTTCATCCTGAAGGCGCAAATTCTGAATTTATAATTGCTCATGAAATTGGGCATGCCCTTGAAATGAAAATAACAAGAAAAGAAAAAAACTTTTTTAATGTTTGGAAGTCTAATAAATTAGCAAACAAAATTAGGGATGAAGCATTAAAAAATTTAGGAATTGATCCAACGGATTATAATAAAGTTTATAAATATATAAAAAATGAATTGGGGAAATATGCAACAGAGGATTCTCATGAACTTATAGCGCAAGCAATAGCAAATGGAGTAACATCTAAGAATCCTTCTAAACTTTCCTTGGAAATTTTGAAGATTATTAAAAGGGAGTTGAAAAAATGAAAAAAATACCAGAATGGGTTACTGAAGAACAATACAATGAATTTGAAAAATGGATAGATTACGATGAAAATGGTTGGGTTTTAAAACCAAATGCCCCTCAATGGGTGAAGAAACTTTTTAAAGAGTTGACTGAGCCGGATGTAATATTAGAAGATTCTGAATAAAATTTTGAATATAGGAGCCTTTAAGGCTCCTTTTTTTATTACCAAAATTAAATGGAGGTGAAATAGTGAAAGGTAAAGATTTAGATTTTAACTTTGATTTACAGTTGTTTGCAGAAAGTGGTGAAGGAGGTGAAAATGGAACAGAATCACAAAATAATCCCACAAATGAGAATGCACCAAATAATGAACCTACAAAGGATCCAGAAAAAAACACAGAAATTGAAGCATTGAAAACACAGATTTCAGAGCTAACTAAGATTATTGAGGAATTAAAATCAAACAAGAAAACTGAAACTGAACCCAACAAAAACAATGAAAGTGAAGAAACTGATCCTATGAGTGAAATTGAAAAGTTGAAAGCCGAATTGGCAAAAAAAGATTTAATCTATCAAACTGAAAAGCTATTAGTGAAGGAAGGATTTGCTGATTATGCAGACTCACTAATGCCAATAGTTATGAAAGATGATGTGAAAACCACAGAAAAGAATATAAAAACACTTAAAACTGTAATTGAAAAATTGACTCAAGCTAAAATTGAAGATTTAAAGAAAGGAACTTCTATAAAAGGGACAGCTTCAGATGATTTAACTCATATTGATAAAGAGCTGGAAAGTATTTTAAACTCTGATAATCACGGAGTAAAAATTGAAGATTTTTGGAAATAAGAAAGGAGAGTGATTTAAATGCTTAATCAAAAAGATTATGCTGGTAGTGTAGCATTTTTGGTAAGTGATCATTTTGTAATGTTAGGTTGTGTAATTGATTCTTCAACAGTAACTGCAGATTCAGATGGAGATAAAATTTTAAAAGCTGGAACAGTTTTAGGAAAAATAACTGCAAGTGGAAAATTTGGGCCATATGATTCTGCTGCAGCTGATGGAAGACAAACAGCAGTTGGTATTTTAGTGCATGATGTAGATGTGACTAAAGAAGATGAAATGGCTAATTACGTAATTCACGGTGTTGTGCAAGAATCAAAACTTACCGGTATTGATGCCACAGCAAAAACACAATTATCACATATTATCTTTATATAAGGAGAGTGATATAACATGAAAACTATTTCTAATCTTTTAGAATCAAAAACCTTTTTAAATTACATGTTAAATAGACCAGGAAGGAAATTTTTAGGTGATGCAATTTTTCCAAGAAAAACAATTGATACATTGTCTTTTGAATGGGTTAAAGGTGCAAATAATCTTCCGGTAATGGCTAGAGTTCAACCATTTGGTGCTGAAGCAGCAATTATGGGGAGAGATGGAGTATCAACAGTATCTGGTAAAATACCTGTTATAAAAATTAAAAGAAGCTTAGATGAAGAAGAGTATATTAAATTAAAGAAATTCCAGAATAGAGGATATGATATTCCAGAAAGTGTAATAAGAAAGATTTTTGATGATGTAACTGCAGTATTTGATAGTGTTGAGAACAAAATAGAATATTTAAGAATGCAAGCATTATGTAAAGGGCAACTTGATTTTACAAATGATGGATTTGTATATTCAATTGATTATTTAATGCCATCTGAAAACAAACCAACTGTTGCGACTCTTTGGAGCGATACCACAAATTCAGATCCAGAAAATGACATTTACACATGGGTATCAATGGTTATTGAAAAAGGTGGCCCTCAGCCAACAAAAGCTGTAACATCTTTAAAAGTTGTAAATTACTTATTGAGAAATGTTAATCTTAGAAAAGCTATTTTTGGAGTTAATTCTGATAGATTACTTGATTTAGGAACTTTAAACAACTATTTTAAATCAAAAGGGTTACCTTCCATAACTCATTATGATTTGCAGGCAAGAGATTTAGCTGGAAATACAGTAAGATTCTTTGATGAAAACAAATTTGTATTACTTCCTGGAAATGGAGTAGCAGGAGATACACTTGTTGGTCCAACCGCTGAAGCATTATTAGAAGATGCAGGTAAGAAAAAGAAAGAACTTAAAGGTATAACAGTTGTACAATGGGAATCAACAGAACCTGTTTCATTATGGACGAAAGCTGCAGCTGCTCAAATTCCATCTATGCCATATGCTGATTATACAGTAAGTGCTACAGTTATAGCTTAATATAATCCGCTCTGATGGGCGGATTTTTATTTTTAAATAATGGATAGGAGGTTGGAAAAATGAAATATAAGGTATTAATTCCATTGACGTTAGATGGGAAAATTGCAAAAAAAGGAGAAATTATAGAGTTAGATAAAAAGTATCCAGTTAATGATTTGATTAAAAGAAAAGTTATTGAGGTAGTAAAAGTTTCAAAAAAGAAGATGATAATAATGACAAATCTGGAAAGAATGAGAATTGAGTTAAGAGATAACAACAGTAAAGTTTTTTCTGATTCTGAATTAGAAGCTTGGCTTGGTGATCATGGATTAAATAAAGATGATTTATACGTTGCAGAAAATAAAACCTATTTAATGCTTGCTGTTAGAGATGCTTTAAGACAACTGCTTAGAGATTGGGATTCGGCAAAAACAACAACGAGAGGTGATTATCAAGAGAGTTATTCAAAAACTTCATTGATACGTGAAATTGAAAGAATAACAAGAGAATATGAATGGGATATAGTTGCAGGAGAGATGAGTTATGAAGATTGAAATTGTTGGTGATAAGAAATTAAATAAAAAATTAAAACAATTAGGGAAAAATCTAGGGCCTTCTGGAAGAAGGAAGGCCTTCGGTATTGCAACCTCTTTATTGGTTAATTATTTAAAGTTCTTGTATGATAAAGAGTTAAATTCATCAAAAATTAAAAATAAAGTTTTTACAGAAGTTTCTACAGAACATGGAAAGATTTATACTGACCAAATACATGCAATATTTTTAGAATATGGAACTAAAGCACACGATATTTTCCCAAAAAGGAAAAAAGCTTTAAGTTGGTATATTGGACCCAACCCTAAACCACAAGGATATATGGGAGATAAAAAATACTGGGCAGTAGCTAAACATGTAAGACATCCAGGAACAAGAGGAAAATATTTTTTTGCAAGAACATTGAAAGATAATAAAGAGAAGATTTTGACAATCTTTAAAAAAGGAATGATGGAAGATGTATAATGATTTATTAAATTCAATAAAATCAGATTTAGAAGGAATGACGTATAATAACAAAAATATTTTTCAGAACGTAGGTATTGGAGCTTTGAAGGCCGATGATTATTTATCTTCAGCTTCAATTTTTTTAGATTCATCTAATCATCAGCAAATGACTTCATTGAGATATGAAATTAATGTAAATATTGATATAGTGTGTGTGTTTTCAATGAGTAGAGGCGAAAATTCGGAATTGTTTTTTCAAGAAAAATATGATATTGTAGAAGTTCTGGAAAAATATTTTAAGCAGAATTATCAGTTGATGAATACAGAATTTACTTCTGATGATGAACATCTTTTTGTTATGTTCAGAATAAAAACAAGCGAGGTGAATAATATATGAGTTATACAGGTGCAAAATCAAGCGTATTGTTAGGAATAGAGAGTTCGTTCGCGACTGAAGCAACGTTGAAATATAAGTTGCCTTTTAAGAGTGAAAGTTTAAACCATAAAATAGAAACAGCAAAATCAGAGGCATTATTAGGGGTTAGAGGAACAAAAGCATTAGCACCAACTAAAGAAGGTGCTGAAGGAAATCTTGAATTAGAAGCATATCCAACCTCAGCAGGTTTAGCTTTTTACCTTGCATTAGGAAACGCTTCATTACAAGATCCAGATTCAACACCAAGTTCAGGCGATGAATATACAAAAATTGTTCCGGTGGATTTAAGCTCAGACATACCCTCTGCAACAATTCAAGTGGATCATTCAGGACAAAAAATGAAATACCTTGGTATGAAAGTAAATTCATTGAAATTCAGTGGTGCAGTAGGTTCAATACCTTCTATTAGTCTTGATTTTGTTGGAAAAGAGGAAGTAGTAGGTGCTGCAACGGAAGGAACAATAGTTGATGTAGATGCACAACCATTTTTCTTCAAAGAATTAACCTTATATACAGATGATTTTCAAACAACAACTGACCTTTATTCAAGTATTGAATTGAATATTGCAAATAACTTAGATACTGATGATTACAGACTTGACGGAACAGGAAAAAGAAAAACACTTGAAGCTGGAAACTTAGAAATAACAGGATCCTTAGATATTATTTTTGATGCTTCTGTTGTTAGTGGTGAATATAGTAAATTTAAAAACTTCCAGGACGGAGCTATAGGAATTAAGTTAGAAAAAGCAACAGGAGAAAAATTGACTATATACTTACCAAGAATTAATTTCTCTGAGATGACACACGATGTATCAGGACCTGAAAAAATAATGTTTAAGGCAAACTTTACAGCATTAATACCAGCAACAGGAGATATTATTGAAGTTTCAGATTATCAAAATACCAACGGAACATACTAATAATTAATAGAAAGGGTGAAAGTATGGGATTTTTTATTGATGAACAAAAGACTGTAAAAATATATTTTGATGACAAAATGAATATTGCAAAAAAAGAAACTGATAATTGGATAGAAGTGAAAGCTGAACCTAATTTCTATTTGTTAGAAGAAATAAAGAAAGCTATAAAACCAAAGACAGTTAAAATGAATGCAAAAACAAATGAAATAGAACTTGATACTGAAAAAATGGGTGAGGTTCCAGTAGATTTATTAGCAAAATTAATTTTGAATTGGAGTGAAAGTGAAAAACCAACACCACAGATTTTAAAAACGAAGGTAAATCCAAAAATCTTGCAGAATCTTTGGAACAAGTTATTGGAAATGTATGAAATTGGTGGTTCTGATGTTATTGGAATATGATAATGAGTTGTTTATTTTTCGTGAAGATACAATTAGAACATTAGAATTGAGAAGGCAAGGCAGGGTAATAGAAGCCTTGCCTTATTTATTACAAAGTTGGACGTTAAAAGATGAATTGAATTTTAGAAATATAATACGTTTAAAACCCGAATTAATCGAAAATATTTTAAATAAAGCAATCGAAGGTTATTTGATTATAACAAATATAGACAGATTAAAATTAGAAATGTTTATTAAAAGCACTTTTATTAGCAGTGAAATAAACTTTTATGGTTTTGAGGAGAACGAAATAGAACACATAAAACAGTGTCTATTAATAAAAAACAATTTATTTGATCATAGAGGAAATATGATTAACTTTCCAGAGGGTGGCAGCTTTTTAGATCAAAATGCAAAATATATGTATTTTTTGAATATATATAGAAAAATTTTGATAGAAAAAATTAACGAAGAAAACAATAAAAGGCGGTGATATAGATGGCTAATACCGCAACTTTGAGTATATTAATTCAAGCTAAAGATTATGCTTCTCAAGCTTTAAAAACAATTACAAAATCTGTAAATACATTAGAAACTGCGGTTGATAAAACAAACAAAAAATTTAATCAATTCAAACAAAATTTTGATGATATAGCAAGATATGTAAAATATGCATTAGGTGCAATAACAGCAACAGGAACAGCTATTGTAGCTTTTTCAAAAGATACAGAAAAAGCGATGGCAAATGCTTCAACGATGTTTGGAGTAACAGCAAAAGAATTTGAAAAACAACTTGGAAATAAAATTACTACAATAGCTCAAAAGTATGGATTTTCTTTAAAATCAATGTGGGAAGCAACATATGCATTAGGTAGTGCAGGAATAGAATTAAAAGATGTTCCTGCAGTTTTAGAACAGGTTGCAAAAGCAAGTGTAGCGGGGGCAACTGATGTAGAAACAGCATTCACAGGTGCAATAAAGCAAATTAAAGGTTTCGGTTTGAATATGCAAGATTTAACAAAGGTTTATGCAGTACAATTTCAGGCTGTAAAATATGGTTTGTTGAATTACGAGCAATTAGCTCAATATATCCCTGAAATTTCCGCATCTGCAAGAAGTTTAGGAGAAAACTGGATTTCTGCAACAGCAACATTTGCAACCTTGACAAAATATATGCCTGATGCTTCTCAAGCAGCTAATGCACTTCAAAACGCATATGATGAATTAACTCAAAAATCAGAGCAATTAACAAAAGCAGGGATTAAATTATATGAAAATGGTAAATTTATAGGATTTGTAAATGTATTAAAACAGTTAAGGAATCAGCTGAAAGGCAAAACAAATGAAGAGGTAGCTAACTTTATTAATCAATTACAATTATCAGATACAGCAAGGCAAGCAATTGTAAATTTGATAAATAATTTTGATGATCTTGAAAATATAACGAACTTAGTTACAGATGATGTTTCAGCTTTAAATGAAATGTTTATTAAACAAACTTCTACCTTAGAATTCCAAATTAGAAAATTGCTTGTGGTTTTGGATAATTTGAAACAAACAATATATAATGCATTTAAAGGTGTCTTAGGTGTATGGATCGAAAAAGCTATAAGGTGGTTTCAAGGATTAGCAAAATGGATAGATGAGAACAAAGATAAATTTGTAGCACTAATAACAGCAGTAACAAAATTATTAATAGCAATAGTAATCTTTAATATGATGCTTAATGTTTTAAGTAAGCTTGGTAGTGTAGTAAGTGCATTAGTAAATCCATTTACATGGCTATTTGGAATATTAGTTGCATGGTTTGCATCTTTGGATAAAGCAAAAAGAATAGAAGTTATTCAAGCGATTATAAATGGAATAGGTAATGCAATAAAATGGTTAGGTAAACAATTTAAATTAATTCAAGAGCAAGGATTTTTCAAATGGCTTATAGGATTATTAGGTGGAGCTTTAAAAGCAGTATTAAATTTTGCTATAAATGCAACTGTAACGAGTTTTGAATGGTTAGCTGGAAAAACAGTTGAAGGATTTATGGCTCTTATTGAATTTTTTGCGTGGTTAGCAAGAACAACAATTTCAGGATTTGCTGCTATAATCGAATTTTTTAATCCTATATTCAAGAAAGTAATAGAAGGATTTACAGCTGTAATTCAATTCTTTAATTGGATAGCTAAAAAAATGATAAATGGATTTACTGCAACAATTGAATTCTTTGTTTGGATAGCTGATAAAGTGATTGATGGCTTTTTGGTAGTAGCTAATTTTGTAGAATATGCATTTGAGAAAAGTTTTGAAGCAGTAGTTTATTTTTTAGAAAATTTAGACAAAATATCAGCATGGATATTAAATGGAGCAATAACAGTAACAATTGATTTTTTAGAAAATTTGAGCAAAATCTCAAGTTGGATCCTTAATAATCTAATTGAAATTGCAGCTAAAATTACATTTACATATATCGCATTATACGATTGGATCGTATCAGGAGTTAGAGACTTAGTTGTAAATGTAGCTTTTAATATTGCAGAAGGAGCAAAGAAAATTTGGAATTTCTTCTCTGACTTGATAGTTAATGCATGGAAAAAGACAATACAATTCACAATTGATTTGATAAAAGGGAAAAATGAATTTGAAGAAACAAAACCAGTTAATCCTGAAGCACCAAAAGAAATTGGTAGTAATCCTTATATAATAACAGGAGAAACAACTACAAGCTTAACAGGAAGTGCTATTTCTACAACTACATTAGCAACAGACAAAGCTTTGAGTTTTGGACAATATGCATTGAGAATGGGAGCTATATTTGGTGGTATAGGAGCTGGTGTTTTAACCAGTAGTGCATTATCAGCAACATTCATGGAACAAGCTTTAAAATATGCTTTATTAGGAGCAGGGTTTGCAGAAGGTGGATACACAGGAAACGGCGGAAAATATGATGTTGCAGGAATAGTGCATAAAGGGGAATATGTAATTCCTGCTTGGTTAGTAGAAAAATATCCGCAATTGATAAGTATTTTAGAACAAAAAAGAATAAAAGGTTACGCAGATGGTGGAAGTGTAGCAACAACAATATCAAGTTTTTTAGGTGGAGATGTATTGGGAGAAATTGGAACTAATGTAAAAACTGTTGCAGATATAATACCAGAAATAATTAATTATATTTCTAATTACATACCAGAAGTTAAAGAAAATCAAGATTTAATAACAGAAACTTTAAATAAAATGCTTGGAATCCAAGAAGGAAATGATAAAACACAAAAATCAATGTTGCAACAATTAACAGAAGATCTCAAATTAGCTCAAACATTATACCCAGAAACCAAAGCTTATTATGACTTCGAAAAAGGTCAAGCTGGATTTTTAACTCAGATATTTAAAGGCGGTTTCGATGTTCTAACCGGAAGCATTGGAAATGTTGGCGGTATAATAGGTGAAGGTATAGCAAAAACAAGTTTTGGACAAGCAGTAATTAATGGAGTTAAGAAAACTGAAAACTGGGTTGCGAATAAAGCATCAGGTTTTGCAAGTGGTGCAGGTAATGTTCTTGGTGAATTAGGTAATCAAATCAGTGGAGATGCAATATTTGGACCAATATTAAATGGACTAAGCAATATGTTTAGTGGTTTATTTGGTATGTTAGGAAGTTTATTTGGACCTATAATTCAAGCAGTAATGAGTTTAAGTAATGTTGTAGCTTTATTAAATCCAATTAATACAATTGTAGAAAGTTTAATGGCTGTAATTGGGCCTCTAATTAATGGAGCATTACAACCTTTCGTAAATATATTAAAAGCACTTGGGCAAATGTTAGGAACATTATTAGTTCCTATTTTACAACCTTTATTTGCAGGATTACAAGCGTTTGGAGCAGTTTTAACTTGGATATATAATGCTGTATTAGTTCCAATCGGAAGAGGATTTTATATTGTTTTTGGAATGATCGCAAGTGCTTTTAATTGGTTGTATAATATAGTTTCAGATGTAATTAAGGGATTAACTTTTGGTGTTGTTGATATAGGAAAAAGAACAGTAAAAAGCATGGGGCAAATCATTAAAGAAGCAAATGAAAAAATTGCAAAAGTTGATTTGAATGTAGAGCAAAATGTAGAGAATTCCTATCAGAGTCAATATACTTCTACAGTGCAACGTTCTGCACCAGAAGTTGTGAATCAAACAATTATTGTTAATGCAAATGACAGTTTTATCTTTGATAGCGAAAGCAGTTTTAAAGAGTGGTTAGCCAAAGCAGCCCAAGAATTATTCGACAATGGAACATTGAAATTTGCATAAAAAAATCCCCTCTTTTGAGGTATAATTATCTCAAGGGGGATTAAATTGAATTCTAAAGAAAGGATTATATTTTGGGTTGTAGTATTTATTACTGTGGTTTTTAATTTATTAGGATTAATATATTTTCTTAGTTTTTATGGTGGAACAAATGGTTTCCTGCTGTTCATAATTGCAAAATTTAAAGATAATTATGATTGGATACTCCCTTCTTTAACATTAATATCCTCTTTAATTATTTTATGTGGAGCGAATTTAAAGAGCATAAAAGAAACAAAAAAGCTTCAAAGCCTCAAATTTGGATTAAACTTTCACCTAAAAATGCAAATGTTAGTTTTTGGAAAGAAGTTGAAATTATAAACTTATCAGATAAAGCAGCTTTTAATGTAAAAGTTTCAATTGACAAAAAGAATGATTTTTGGGAAATGTGCGAAAATTCTGGCTACAAAGAATTAAATATAATAGAAGAATATCTTGTAGAAAGTACTATAGATTATGAGAAATATGATTATAATTATTATTTTGATTTTATATCTAAAAATGACAAAAAAAGTTTTATTATTTCTCCACTTTTGACTTTTGTGCTTTTAAAAGCGTTTCTTTATGATTTGATAAAAGAAGAAGATTTATATTATAAAATTAATATAAAGTATAATAATGAAGAATATTATGAATACGAAGAAGACTTTAAAATATTTTTTAGATTGGAATCTATAACTATTTATAATGAAATGTATTATAAACTTTTTAATGAAGAACCTTTAATTCAAAATTACACAATTGAAGAATATTTCAATCATGATGAAATCATTAAAAACAAAAAAGAGATATTAAATAAAATAGGAAATATAGATCCCAATTTAGTGAATTTTGAATTTAAGATTCTTGAAGTAAAATAATAATAAATTTAAAGAGCCTTAATTGGCTCTTTTTTATTTTATACGGAGGTGAAATTATGGTTAGAAGTTCAGTAAAACCTTCTGAAATTCAAATTATAAGTGTTACTGATGATATTAGAAAATCAAAAACAAGAGTAAAATATGCTTTCAATTACAATATTCAAGAAATTCAGGAAGAAGTTCCAATAATTGATGAACAAGGAAATGAAGTAATGCAAACTCAAACAATGTACGAATACGAGCAATTTATTTTTGAATCTGAATTTGATTTGTTCATGAAAAATATTATTCCAGAAGTTTTAAAAACGATGTATGCAGCAAAAAAAGATGAAATAATGCAAAACCTCGCCTTAGCTAATACTGAATTACCAAAAGAAATAAGTGTTGAGGAGGTATAAATCATGGCTTTGATAAAAACACCATATAATCTTATCTATAATGATGATGGCAGTCTTTGTGTAACTTTGCGTGATGACGATATACCATTCGAAGGTGTCAAGAGTTTTGCAGTTGAAGAAGGGACGACGAATTATTTTATTTATCCTCTTACTCAAGAATATTATGGAGGTTCTTTACGTTCTGCTAGAAGTTATTATACTACTAATGGTTATAAAATAATAGCAACTGACCAACCACTTTCTGGACCTTTGCCCGGTTGTCAAGTTACTGCCACAAATACAGAAAAAATAAGTATTTCAGGCTGGACTGACCTTTCTCTTGTAAGAATATATATAGCAGGTTATGATTCTACTGGTTCAAATATATGGCCACAATTTCTTACAAATGTAGCACCTGATACAAAAGGGTATTTCTCTATAACAATTGATTTAAGCAGTGCTCCAAGTTCTTTGGCTTATATTAATGTAGGAATAGGTTCTACATCAACACCTTCTTATTGGATAGAAAAAATTCAAGTAGAGAAAAAATCATTTTCAACAAGTTTTGTTGATGGGACGAGAGCAGAAGGTAAAACTATTTTACCTTTTGGAATAAATAAAAACTTTGTTATAAGTTTTTGGGGAAATTGGAGTATGCAATGATAAAAACAAATCATTGGCAACATTTAGTAGATACAGGAGAAGTTTCTACTTCCACTTCAAAAACTACATTTGAAATTTTATTTGGCGGGCCAGAATCATCAAGTGGCACAGGTAATGCTGGCAAATTAGGTATTAGCATACGTCCAACAGCAGGGACGCCAATTACAAGATATTGGAGCAACCCTGCCGTTTTTTCTACGGATATTGAAAAAGAATGGCATTATTACGTATGCATAGTAACTGATAATACAGTTAAACTATATTTTGATGCAAATGAAGTTTTAACTGGTGCATATGACCCTACAAATATGGTTATGAATGATTTAACTTTAAGTGGTTATGTAGGAAATTATGATTCAGGTACAGAACATGAAAGAAATGTTTTAATATCTGACCTCTACATTGGCGAATATAATCCTAATGTTTGGACTCCCGAATTCATTCAGGAACTTTACAACGCAAAGAAGCCATTTGCAGTTCCAGCTAAGATGCCCATTATTTAGAGAGGGATTCTAAATGTTAAAGCGGAATAATTAGAGTTTTATAGGAAATATCATGGAGGGTTTTAAAACCCTCCATTTTTTATACGGAGGTGAAACAATGTATTCTACTCACGATAGTTTAATTTTTAACAACCGCTATCAAACAACAACAGTATATATGGTATATGGGATGTATAATGATTTATTAGCTGTTTTTACAAACTTAAAAGACGCACAAGAATATAATAGAACGCATTTATATGGAACTGGAGAAATAAGAATAGCCAAAAATATAGTAGTTAAACTGTAAGGCGGTGATAACAAATGTTCGAGCCTTTGAGTATAGATCAAAGTTATTTGCAATATATTAGAGATGCAACAAGATACAAAAAAATACTTTTTTATGCGAAGATAGACGGAACTAATTGGTATGATTTAAGCGATTACGTGCAACAAGTTAAAACAACAAATCGTATTCAATTACTTTCAAAACCTGTATTCGATGAAGCTAAAATAATAGTCGCTAACCTCAATAATGAATTTACTCCCACGCAATATAATGATGTTTTTGATGTTTCCGTTGGAAAAATAAACGGAACAGTAAGCGATGATTATTTGAATAAGATATGGGAAGTAAAAATATTAGTTCAAGTTACTAATGGAGTTACAACAACAGATATACCTATTTTTTACGGTTGGAAACCAGCACACGGTATCAAAGAAAAACACAAAAAAGCAGAAATACAGATAAAAGATTTGCTTTGGATTACATCGCAAAAAACACTTGAAAATCCTCTTTTATATACTGCAATGACTCCAGATGCAATAATTGCTGATTTATTAAATAGAGCTGGAATTAGCAGTAGTTACCACGATTTACAAGCACTAACAACTGCGTTTGATGTATTTTTAGCGAAAGAAGATAGGACAATTTGGAGTGTAATACAAGAAATTGTAAATGCGACACAAGGAAGAATTTCGGTAAGTCCTGAGGGAAAAATAAAATATAGAACAAGAATAGAAAACTTTGTAGAACCAGCAACAGCATTAAGCATTGACGAAAATAATTTTGCTAATTATGAGATAACAAAAGAGAAAAAATATAATCGTTTTGTTGTAGAAAGTGAAGGTTATGAGATAGGAACCGCAAATACAGAATTATTAATTGATACTGAATTGCAAGGAGATAATGCGATAATTAAAGCAAGTGAACAAGGAACATTTGAATTAGAATACACAAGTGACTATGGAAAAGATTTTGATACATATGTAACCTTAACAGTGAAAAATGGTGATGTAATCGTTGATGACAAAGGAAGTTTTGCACAAGGGACAGCGACGGATATATTAGAGTAGATGAATTAACAGCATATCCTGATAAATTAGTTTTGAAAATTACCAACTTAGCTACAACAGTGGATTACACAATTGCATATGTTGGGTTTAAAGGAAGACCTATAAAGAAAGTAAGTTTAGACAATGTTGTACTTCCAAATACAACTAATGAACCTGATTCAGAATTAAAAATCAAATCTTATTATTCAAATCAAAGTATGCTTTCAAATGTCGCTGATGTTGCATATTCTAACTCAGAAAAGAAATACACTTTAATCTAAAAATGAATGAATTTTATCCAGATGTTTATGCAGGAAACTTAATTGATTTATCTATTTCTAAAAAAGGTATTTCAAGTGGAACTTTCATTGTTAACTCTGTAAAGCAAAACCTTTCAGCAAATAAATTTGAAACTGTATTAGATATAACAGAATGGAAAAATATAACCTTTGATATAAACAATAAAACAATTACGAAAACAATTACAGATAATGCAATAACTAAACCTCCGGAACAGACGCAAATAGAACAAATACAAGGCGATGTGCAGACCTTGCAAGCTCAAGTTGATCAGGTTGATAATAGAACAAATTATATAGACGGAAATCCACCAGCAGATCCTACTGGATTAAGTTTAACAACAATAAACGAGAACGGATTAAGTTTTATAAAAGCATCATGGGATACAAATACAGAATCAGACCTTATCGGCTATGAATTAGCTTGGAGTTACGATGGAACAGACTGGAATTATATAAAAACATCAGAAGCATTAGTGAAGTTCGAAGTTGCAGGAAATAAAACAATATACGTAAAATTAAGAGCTTTAGATGCAGAAGGTAAGAAATCAAACTGGACAACAGTTTCTCAAATAACAAGTGCAAAAGACGAAACGCCTCCTGCGATTCCAACAGGATTAACAGCTACAGGATTATTTCAAAAAATACAGGTTTCATGGAATGCAAACTCAGAAGAAGATTTCAAAGAATATGAATTACAAGTAGCAACTGATAGCGGATTTACACAAAACGTAATAACAATAAAAGTTTCAGCAACACAATTCACATATGCGGGAAATACAAATACAACATATTATTTCAGAATCAGGGCTATCGATGAAAGTGGCAATATAAGTAATTGGAGCACAAGTGTTTCAGCAACAACCGCAAAAGTTTATGATGCAGATTTAGAAAGTCAGCGTTTAAATGATGCAGAAACTGCTATTGCTCAAAATCAGGCAGATATAAATACTCTAAATAATACAACAATTCCAAATTTGCAAACTGATATAAATAATAATAGAACAGATATTGATACTTTGAATAATACAACTATTCCAGATTTAAATGATAAATTGAGTTATAAAGCATTAGCTTTACCAGCAGGAGTTATAGCTTATTGGACTAATTCATTATTGGATGATATTCAAGGTATTAAACCTGTGGGATATGATTATGTTAATCTTGACAGCATAATACAGGTAGTAGAAGATAATATTCCAAATGGAACAATAACAGAAACCAAAATTGCAGATGATTCTATATCCACACCCAAATTAAAAGCTAATTCTATATCTTCAGACAAAATAATTGCAGGAGCAATTACTACAGAAAAGATAGCAGCAGGTGCAGTAACTGCAAATGAGATAGCCGCTAATTCAATATCAGCTATACATATTCAAGCAGACGCAGTAGAAGCAGAAAAAATAAAAGCAGGATCTATAACTGCAGATAAAATTGCAAGTAATGCAATAACAACTGATAAATTAGATGCAAATGCAGTTACAACTGATAAGATAGCAGCAAATGCCATTACTGCTAATGAAATAGCAACGGGAGCAATAACAGCTGATAAAGTTGCAGCAGGAGCAATTACAACGGAAAAATTGAGTGCCTCTGCAGTTACCGCAGAAAAAATAGGAGCTGGTGAAATAACGGCAACACATATTGGAACAAATGAAATAATAACTAATAGTGCAAATATTGCAACAGGTGTAATTAAAGAAGCGCATATAGCAGATGCGTCTATTGCAGAAGCTAAAATAAAAGACGCAGCAATAACAAATGCAAAAATAGCAGACCTTGCAGTCGATGACGCTAAAATTGCAAATATAGATGCAAGTAAAATTACAACAGGGTATCTTGATGCGGATAGAATTGAAGCTGGTTCGATTACAGCAGATAAATTAATATTAGGAGTAGAAACATCACTTCCAAAAGGAGCAATTGCTTATTGGGTTGATAGTTTAGTTGATGTAATCAATTATACAGTTCCAGTTGAATATACGGAAGTTGAAGAGAGAAGTTATGCAAGCGAATTACCTTCTGGAACAGCTATAATAAAAAGGCTACATACAAATGAAAAAATTACAGTTGGTGATGAAAATGAAGGATATGGTATTGATGGACAAGATGGGTTTTTAAAATATTATCAAGGACAGTCTTTACCCTTTGTAAACATATATGATGTTGGAACCCTTTCAATAAAGAATGGAGCAACAGAAGCAACAAGAACATTTCCTACTCCATGGAAAAGTGCGAATTATGAGGTTTTATTGTTCCCGTTACAACATAAAATTTATGATAATGACTGGGTAGGAACAGAAAGAGTTTTAAAATACGGAATTAAAGATAAAACAACCAGTGGATTTACAGTTTATTGTTATGAAGAATTTAGTAATGATGTTTATGATACAGAAACAACTATTGGAGTTACAAGTGTATATAATGCCACTCCATTAAGTGAAAGAAGTGGTGTACAGAATGTAACTCCATTAGAAAAAAGTGATGGGAGTTTATTATACTTCGATAAAACAACTGTTACTGCAGAGCGACAAGATATTTGTTATTTCCCAATTGCAGAGCAGACATTTTCTCTAACATGGCCAAAAATAAATTAGTGGTAGATACAAGCTTAATTCAATTACATACTGAAGGATTATTTACAAAATTAAATGGAACACCTTCTCCACCAGCAGTTAATTTTGATAGTACTGCTATTAGTAGAGTAAAAAGTTTTACAGGTGATTATTTTATATTATCAAATAGAACTCTTACAATTACAGATATTCCTAATGGAAATTATAAAATTAGGAGAAAAGTAAAATTTAATGCAATAACAGGACCATTTAATTCTTCTGCGGAAGATTTTGAATATGCATCACTTGAAATAATTAGTGAAATAATTGAATTGATAAATACTGACACAAACACTGTGGTTTATAGTCAAGAATATCCATTTTCTCAATCTTCATCAGACAGGATAATTAGTTGGAGCTTAAGTGGAGGATATATGGCAGGAGAAAGCTGGGCTGCATGGTTATTCTCAAGAGAAACTGGTACATGGGAAAATCCTTCAAGTACAAATAAAATAACGATATACAAACAACCAGTTCCAGCCTCTTTAGAGGCAGATATACAATATATTGTATTTGTAAATGATTAGGAGGTGGAATTTTGAAAAGAATATTTATATTACTGATGTTTATTTTGTTAGTTATTAACTCTTTTTCTTGGAAAGTTGGATTAAGTTATTTAATGTTTGAAAGTCCTAAAATCACTACTCCAGCATATTATCTCAGCAATGATTTTAATTTTGATATTTTTAATAGTGAAATTGAATTGATCTATTTTATGCAGCCTAAAACAGATGATTTTGCTGAATATTTATTTTCACCTTTAGGATATTTCAATATCAAAATAGATAACTCTGTAAATATAGGTAATTTCAATCTGAAGTATATTTATAAAAAATCCTTTGGATTAGAATTTTCACAATATCCTTATTGGAATAATTTACAAATACATGAGTTTAGGATTGAATATGAATTTTAATATATAGCTAACAAGAACCCTTCGGGTTCTTTTTCATTCCCTCGATTTGTAAGAAAAAATGCTTCACATTTTTATAAAAAAATAGTATAATAATAATACAATTAATACCGATAAATGTATTGAGGGGTGAAAAAAATGAATAAAAAAGAAAAACAGATAAATGCTATTATATATATCTTAGAAAAATATCCTAATATTGGGCGAACCAAATTAATGAAAGCAATATTTTTTATGGATTTAATATGGTATAACAAATATAAAGAAACTATTTTTGAGGATAATTATATCAGAATGCCTAATGGTCCAGTTCCATTAACCGCTTATAAATTAACAGATATTAAAAAGGCTAATCCATATATAAAAATTAAATTACAAAAAACAACTTCTAAACATAAAAAATATGATTTTTTCCCATTGATTAAAGCTAATATGGAAGATTTCTCTCAAGAAATGATTGATATTTTGGAAAAAATTATTTCTTTTTTGCAGAAATATGCTGCTACAAGCATATCTGAATTTACGCATAATTTTCGTTTATGGTCCTCTTTAGAAGATGGGGAAAAAATTCCTAAAGAACTTTTTAATCTTGACGAATATGAAATAAATCTTTTAAATGCTAAAAATGCATTAAAAAAGCAAAAAAATTTTCAATTCAAGCACATGAAATAAAAGGGAGTTACCAAACGAAAAAATTTCCAATGAAATTGCGAATACGCAATCTTATTTGTTAAATAATTGAGGTTGATTATGAAAAAGAGTAATGGATCATATGGATTTGGACAAGTATATTTTATGAATTTAACTCCCATACAAGTCCATCTAAAACTACTATGAAAAATGATCACAGAGTAATTATTGTTCAAGATGATAAAATATTCTCTGCCTCATACTCCAATATAATAGTAATTCCAACGACATCTTTTGAGCCTAAGAAACATTGGGATTCTCAAAATAATAGATTAAAATATGTAACTCATCATTTATTGCATAAAAGTCAATATTCTGAATTAAAAAGAGATACAATAGTAAAATGTGAACAACTTTTTACTATTGAAAAAAGATTTTTAGATAGATACTTATTTACTTTAAATAACGATGATATGGAAGAAATATTAAAGCGAATAGCTTTAGTGTTAGGTTTTAATAGAATATAACCTTAAAATTCAAAGAACCCTTCGGGTTCTTTTTTTATTGCTTGGAGGTGGAACTTTTGAATTACAAAGATTGCCCTTATTCTGATGAAATAAAAGAATTAGAAAGAAAAATGGAAGAGAGGATGATTGAAGATGTAGAACACAATTTAACACTTTTACAATTAAAAGAAATGATTGAAAAATTGACAAAAAAATTTGATGAATTTGAGAAAGAAATGAAAAATGGATATATACCCAAAAGAGCTCAAGAATGGTTTTATAGTAGTGTTGGCAAATGGTTAATAGGTCTTTTAGCAGGTAATTTTTTACTTTTATTAACTTATTTAATAAAAATTTTGAGGTGAGAAAATGATATACGATAATGAATTTGATTATGAGGCTAAATTAATATTAGCTGTATTTGGGGAATGTGAAAACTGTTCATATTTTGAAAAAATTCTTGTTGCGTGTGTAGGTTGGAATAGGTTTCGAAAAAGAAAATTCTTTAATGGCATTGAAAAAGATTTTCTTGGATATAAAAGGAATATAAAAATAGATAATCCTTTGTCCAGAGAATCATTTATAGATACAGTCAAAGCAGTAAAAGATGCAAGAATATTAACTCATGAAATGAAACCTAAGTTTTCTGAAATTTATTTTTTTAATCTACATGGACAATTACCTAAAACAAGACTTGAAGTTAAAGAAATTTTCTTTAAAAAAGAAACAAAACACCATTTTTTTACTATAACAAATTTCTAAAACAAATGAAAAGAATTCTTAAAAAGATATAGCACCTATAAGTGTGTTATTTTTTTATTTATATGTAATTAATCATAAAAAGCTGTAAAACACCTGCAATACTCTAATTTTAGTGAAGAAGTTAAATTTATGGAAGATATTATGAAAAAAAGGGATTATTCCCTTTGTTATTAAATAGCCTTATTAAAAACTATCCAGTTTTTCTTTCATCATGAACAAATTCTAATATTTCATTAAAATCAGTTATTTCTAAAGCTTTCATTATTTTATCTAAAGTATCAAAATTTATAGAATGAGTATCGTTTTTTATTAGTTTATGTAAGTTTGGATAACTTAAACCAGTTTTTTGAGATAACCAATATAATGATTTATCCCGTTCTTTTAGAAGTTTCTTAACCTTGTGTTTTATCATACAAAAACCTCCAATATACTATCCTAATTATATATTATACTAAAAATATATTTTTTATTCAATATAAATCAAAGGTTATATAGTCTTGACAATATATAAAAAAGAGAGTATAATAAAAATGTCGGTTCACCGGTCACACTGGAAACCGGTGGCAGAGAGTGGACCTCTGCAAAACCGACAAATATATTATATCACACTGGAGGGATATTTATGGCAGATTTAGTTAAATTTAATTTTAAAAGTAATGAAGTGAGAGTATTATTAAAAAATGGTGAGCCGTGGTGGGTAGGAAAAGATGTGGCAGAAGTCTTGGAATATGAAAAGCCAAGTAAAATGTACGCAAGACTTGATGAAGATGAGAAAGAAACCACGAAGCTCCAATTTGGAGCCTCGTACCAAAAAGCAATTATAATCAATGAATCAGGACTTTATAATGCTATTTTAGGGAGCAGAAAACCACAAGCAAAAGAATTCAGGCGATGGATTACTCATGAAGTATTACCTTCGATAAGAAAATATGGAAAATATGAAATCGGAAGTAAAAAGAATGAATTTGAAAAATTATCAAGAATGAAAGAAATAATTTCATTAAGAAAGCAAAGAGAAAATAGGTTAAGGGCATTACAACTTCAAAAGTTTTTAAAAGAAAATGAAAATCTTGACGAATTATCCAAAAAAACAATTGAATCTGAAATTTTAAAACTATTGACAAATAAAAGAATAATACCGCTTCCACCATATAATCATAGAAATGATAGTAATAAATTTTTAGTTGAAAATGATTTAATGGAACCAACATATAAAAAAGGAGATATTGTCTATTATGAAAAGAAAGAATATGAACCTGGGAATGATGTTATTATATATTACAACAGAAAAAAGTATTTAAAAAGGTGTGCAAGAAATAGATATGATGGAAAAATCTTCTTTTATAATCTTCAGCCAACAATTAACGGAGTAGAAGTTGTCTGGGAAAATGAATGTACAGTTTTAGGTGTAGTCACAAGCGTTCAAAGGGAAATATTCACTGAATTTAAAAATTATAATGAATATATTTATACAAAAGAGCCTTAATTGGCTCTTTTTTTATATAAAACATTGAAAGGAGAGTGAAAGTATGGAAACTATTGTGTATGTATTGGTAGGTATTGCATTTGTTTTAGCAAATTTATTTCTTCATTCAAAGAAGATGGAAAGTAAAATCAAAATCGTAAGAAAAATTGTAACCCATGTTGTTGAATATGTAGAGCAAATTGGAAAACTGAAAAACTTACATGGTGAAGCTAAAAAAAACATGGCAATGGTTATGGCCAAAAAAGCTTTAAGTCAAATGCATATTAAAATCTCAGATGAATTATTGGATACCATTATTGAAAGTATAGTATTTTATCTCAATCTTCAGAAAGGAGTGAAATAATGGATATGAAAGACTGGAAACTTTGGATCATATTAGCTGCAACTTTAGCAGCAGTAATTCTTGGATTTGTATATCCGTATCAACCACAGAGACAGGAAGTTTTACAACAATATCAAAACATGCAAGATAATGAAATAATTGATGTTGTAGTTCAAATAGAAGATAAAAATCGAGCACTTCAATATCTTGCAATGAAATATGATGGATATACAGTAATTGAAGAATATTATTTAGACAATAAGAAATCTTGGTTTTTTAGATTGGAAAAAGAAGGTGACAATAAATGA